AACCAAATTATTGTGACTTTCCGGCGGTTGCGGCAGTTGCGGGCAAGGACTTGCTTCTGACCATTTGGAGTGAAGACGGAGAGGAGTTTCTCGCTATATCCGGTCAACAGTCGCTTACGATCAACAGAAGCGCGGATACCATCGAAGTGTCTTCAAAAGACACCGCGGGAGGCTGGAAAGCGTTTCTCTCGGGCATGAAAGAGTGGAGCATCGACTCGGACGGTATATACGCTGTGAACGACGCTTCGCATCGCAAACTGAGCGAGGCGTTCAACAACGGGGATCTGGTCTGTGTACGCGTCATCAACAATAAGACCGAAGAAGATATGTTCGGCGGGCTTGCGGTGGTTACAAGCTATCCGATCGAGGCGCCGTTTGACGCCGCCGTCACTTATTCAATCAGCCTTTCGGGCAACGGAAAACTGACAGATTTATCGGATGGTGATGATTTTGACCCAGACGAAGACTGATCAAGCGGGAGGGAAAGCGCATGGATATTCTTTTCGATGAGACCATAGTGCTTGAAGGCGAACAGGGACAAACTGTCCCTGTCGCCGACAGCCTGGAACAAGATGAAATATACAAGCAGCAAGGCGATCCTGGCCATGAAGAGGATATTCCCTCAAGGCTGCTTTTCACCGTTCAGGGTGATGACTACGAGCTTTTGTACACGAAAGTGCGCATTCGATATATCGAAGAACGCCTCGATAGAAGCATTGCTTCTATCATGGCGAAGATCGAAAGCGGTGAGCTTCCAAAGCTTGTGGAGCTATACTGTCTGTTTGCCGGTGGGTTTAAGAGGGTTGACGGCGGGTATGTCAGTTTTGAGCAGGGAGCGAAGATTGCGGAGGAAGCAATCGAGTCCGAGAGCTACCTTCGGATAATCAAGTACATCATATACGCATTGGAGCGTGACTGCCCTTTTTTGTTCCGCATAGACTGATAGGCTTTGAATATCTGGAAGGTGGGCCGCCGGATGAAGAATATATCAAGCTGGCGACGCCGTATCAAGACGTCATGGATTTTGCGTTTTTTGCGGCAAACCTTGGCTATACAAAAGCGGACTATGAAGCGCTGACCTGGACTGAAATCGAGTTTGTCAAAAAAGCGTGGGAGGATCGTATCGTACGCGACACGCATCTTACAAATACCGCTCACCATGTTGCGTTGGTGAACGCAAACCGAAAAAAAGGCATGCGTTCCATACCAGTCTTACGCAAACGTGATATCCGCGCTATCACGCTTGAAAAAATAGCGGAATACAGAGAAATCGTCGAACGCATCAAACAGCGCGATGAAATTTCAAAAAAGGAATGGATCAAGAAAATCTATAGGAGCAGGAAGTTATGAGCAAAGAAATTCAGAATGTTACTGATCTTAGAAACGCAATAAATGAAGCCGGAAAGGATCTCAAAGACTTTGGCAATGCCGTTTCTTCTATTGGTAAAGTCATAACACCTTTTTCGGAAAACGCCGGAAATGGGTTCTTAGCTGTTGGAGCAGCGATAAACAACGCATCAGTTATGGTCACGGGGTTTGGGGCGGCTATAAATCTGTTATCGGGGAATCCCGTTATTGCTGTCGCCGCAGCACTAACTACAGTTGTGATTGCTATTAATGAGGCTTCCAAAGCTTGGGTTGAGAACAATTCACTGTACAAAGAGTCGTGTATACAGGCAGCTTCGTTGAGGGAGGAAACAGAGAAGCTTACACAGTCATATTTTGAATCGGCACAAGCTCGAAATGATATCATGAAAAGTTTTGACAACGAGGCTAAAACTGCAGAGTTGCTTACAAAAAAACTCGAGGATATGATTGTTGTGGGAGATAAGTCTGCTGCTCAACATGCGGCAATCCAGGCGACCGTTGATCAATTAAACAGGATATACCCACAACTCGGATTGAACTATGATGAGGTCACAGGCAAGCTGTCAAAATCTACAGAAGAGATAAAAAAATATATCGCGGGCATGAAGGAGAAAGCAAAATTAGAAGCTGCGACAAACAACTATACAGCAGCGCTTGAAGCGCAGCAAAAGATAGAAAAGGCGCTTGAGGAAGCACGAGAGTCCAGAGATAAAGCGTCAATAGAATTAAAGAAAGCGGAGGCGGCAGTTGAAGCCGCAAGGAGCCGCAAAACCAAGACAACGGATACCGCTGCTGATATAGCTGCCGCACTGAGCGCTCTTGATATGGCGCAAATTTCGGCGGAGAATGCAAAGAAAGCTTATGAAGACCAGACAGCTTCTGTTGATCAGCTCGATAAGGCGTTGACTGCCGTAAACGATGAAGTGTCATATTATGATAAATTAATAAGCACAACCGCTGAAGAGCAAGCTCAGTATGTTATGGAAGAGAAAGCCCTTGCGGAAGGCCGTAAAATGACACAAGATGAATTCATCTCTTTGCTTAATCAGCAAAGAGATGTAGAAAACCAGCTTAATGATGAAAAGGCAAAGCAGAAAATCGCACAAGATGAATTAAACGCGGCGCGAGATGCCTACAACAAACTTTTTGACGAAGACCCGGCATCGGAGCAGACCCAACAAGCGGCAATTGCCTTTTCAAATGCCAAAATAGCGGCAAACGAGGCAAATGATTCTGTCAACAACCTGGAGAGTCAATTTGCAAGTTTATCCGCCGCGACCGAAAACGCAAGAATAGGATTGGACGAAGTAACTGAGGCAAATGAAGGGGTTGTAGAATCAACAGATCAAAGCGCTGAGTTTTGCCAAAACGGCGCGTCGAACATGACCGGCTATATTGACGGCGAGTTATCAAAAGCGCCGGAAGTCATTGACACCACCGGGCAAATCGTGACAGACGCGTCATCCAGCGCTACTGAAATAGCACAATCCGAATTTCCATTAGTGGGCGAAGCGGCAGATCAGGGGATAGTCGCAGGCGTGGAAGAATCCTCAAGTGTTGTGGATGATGCTGTTGAAAAGATGACGAGCAGCGCTATAGATGTTGCCAAAGAAAAAGCAGATACGCAGGCGCCTGAAATCGGGGAAGCTATATCATCAGGTACAATCAAGGGCATTGAATTGGGGATTCCCGCTGTACAAGCAGCCGCAAGAAAGATGGCGCAAGCCGCATACAATGCGGCGATGGCGCAGCTGAACGCAAACTCCCCTTCGCGCGTGTTCAAGTATATAGGCAAAGACGTAATTGCAAAAGGTCAGGCGATAGGTATCGAAAAAGGCATTCCTTATGTGACAGAGGCTGTGGGCGAGCTTTCAGATGCCACGGTGAACAAGGCTGTCCAAAAGTCGAGATCAATTGACTCGTTTACTTTGGGGACAAGCAATATGCCTGCCACCGTAATAGGCGCGGGCTTGCTTGTGAATCTGGCAGGAAACAGCAGCGGCGTAGACTATGACCAAATCAGCATTTTGTTCAACGCGGCTGCCGAAAAAATAGCGGATAGTATGCCAAAAGAAATGGCTTTGTATGACCGCGAAATGCGGCGTGTGGTATTGGGGGCTTTACAATGAATATGGATTTGAAATATATCAATCATAGAGGGGCAGAATTGGATCTGTCCGATTGGCCGCTCGTGTTGCAGAGCGACAGCTTATTTGACTATGAGTGGCAATACAATGCAACAAACACCGGCAGCCAGGGCGGCAGTATTTCCTCGTTCTATCGGGATGTGTCGGTGATTGAGGCTGCCCTTTGCGTCTACTCAACCAGCAACGTCGAATTTGCGGCAGCGATGAACCGATTTTTTGATGTGGTTGAAACAGATGTTGCGGCTACCCGTCCGGGACGGCTTGTTTTGCCGGACAATTATTATTTCCCGTGCTATATCGTAGCTTCTCATGAAAGCGGATGGCGGCAGGGTATCCGGACAAATATGAAGGGAATCAAGATCGTCTCGGAATACCCTTGGTGGTGTTTGAATGTTGACTATTCTTTTGGCCCAAACAGTGACGCGGCGATGATCGAATATGATTTTTTGGACTATCCGGTTGACTATGACATTGATTACTCGGTATTCCGGTCAATTAAATTCGTACAGAACAACAGCATTGAGCCTGCAAATTTCAGGATGGTCATTTTCGGCCCTGTGGAAAACCCGGTGATCAGGATAGGCGAGAATATCTACCAGATAGAAATCCAGTTATATGCGAATGAGTGGGTGACAATCGATTCGCGTGACAGGACGATCATATACCACCATGCCGCGGGATATGATGAGCCTGCTTTCAACTCCCGACAAAAGGCTGTGAGTATTTTTAATCCGATACCAACAGGCTTTAACGTCATCACAGAAGTCAATTGTTTCTTTAACATCACAATTTATGAAGGAAGGAGTGCGCCGATATGGACTTTATAGTCGCGGATGCGAACAAAAATGAAAAGGCGTTTCTTGTGGATTTTGAGCAGTTGGATATAGATATAGGGAAACAAAATGATTTTGAACTGCGGATTCCACGCGCTGTATCAAAAAAACTCGCCTTGGAATTGGGCGGGTTTTTGTTTTGCCCGGGGACGGAATATGGAGGTGTCATCACACGGGTTGCGGTCGAAAGCACAGAAGATACGATGATGTGGCAAGGCGTAACATGGCGAGGGTTGCTGGATATGGATATCATTGTGCCGCCTTTGGGGCACGACTACAGGGTGGTAACAGGTGAAGCCAATGATATCATCAGGACGGTTCTGACAGAGAACGATTCCGCCGGCGTCTTTTTTACCGTGCCGGAAACAGATAGCGGCGTGGGTTTTACGAATTATCAGTTTGGCAGATATATCACGAAACTGGATGGTCTTGCGAAAATGTTGCTGAGTGAGGATAGCAGGTTGCAGATACATGTCATTCAGGGCGCTGCAAATGAAGGGTTTCATGTTCTATGCGAAGCTGTGCCTATCATCGATCATTCGGATGAGATTGAGTACTCTGACGACTACAAGCTGAATATATCAATAGCCCAGGATAACGGTGGAGTCAATCATTTGATCTGCCTGGGGCGGGGAGAGCTGCGGGATCGCCAGGTAGCGCACCTGTATTTACACGCTGATGGGACAGTGAGTGAAACGAAATATTACTCGGGTTTTGATGAACGCATAGCGGTAGGTGAATATGGCTCCGCGGAGAGCATAGATGAGCTTGTTTCAAACGGTACAGAAAAATTGTTGGAATTGGCGAGCAGCAAAAGTCTTGGGCTTGCTGTAGCTGATATCGACGTGGACATTGGCGACATAGTTGGCGGCCGAAACCGTGAATTTGGCATCACTTTGAAAAAACCAGTTGTGAGCAAAATCCTGCGGGTAGGGAACAACCAGGAATCAATATCAATAGAAGTAGAGGGTAATCAAAAAAATGAAAGTAAGGAAATCCAATAGAATTGGGATCTTTGTTGGTGAAGGAGGAGACAGAAATGCAAATAATTGACGGACACACTGGAGCGCCGCATTGGACATCGCAACAGACTGCGGATTTTTATTCGGCCACAATAGCGCTGGGGAATTGTGTATTGGCGGAAGGGAACAGGTTTGCTTACGAAATCGTAAACAACAATGCCATCAAAATAAATGATGGCATGCTGCTTCTGCAAGGGCGTCGCGGAGATATTGCTTTTGGAAGCGTAGATACTTGCGCTATCGAAAACGGTTCACAGGGCGCGCAAAGAAACGACTTAATTGTATGCCGTTATCAGAAAGATGCCGTGACATACCAGGAGAGTATGACGCTCGCTGTGGTCAGAGGCGCTGATGGTCAAGGTGATCCTGGAATCAACGCCGGTACAAATATCCGTGAGGGCGCGCTTATCCACGATATGCCTTTGTACCGTGTAAGGCTTGATGGTATCAATATCGTGGGTGTAGATACACTATTCGAAATATGGAGCAACCTGGAGATTGAATATATCGCGAAAGTTGCCAATCAGGAAAAGCTATCAATCCAGCTCTCAAGGCGGCTTTTTGGCGCAGAATCAATAGACGTTTCTCTGTTTGAAGGCGGCATTGCAGTCGCAGGTTTGGTGTCCGGCAGCAATCCCTATGTATGGGAGCCCGTATCAGGAAGCCTGCCAATAGATACATATGTGGTGAGGGTAAAGTGATGTATATTGTCAATCCAAACAGGGTAAGCATGGAGGCTAATAACTTCGCCGTAATTGATCTAACAGGCGGCGAAGACGCTGGGTATGAGGTTGGGGACATCATACTGCGTACCACCCCCGATCCGCCCAGGTATGGGAGCTGGATAAGGATCGCAAACGGACAAATGCTGATAGGCGTAGATGAGAGCAATACACTTTTTGATGAGGCGTCGAAAACCGGCGGCGCGGCGGACGAAATAATACCTTATCATATGCACTCGTTGACCGCCGCAGTTACCCATACCGGATCGACGACTACCGGTTATCCCGGACATAATCGGTCAGGATCAAAAGTCTCCGGATTCGCCGCAGGCAGTGCGAGGTCAATCGTGTATGCAGGGACTTCGGGCAACACGGTAAACGCGAATTACCAGCCGTTTTTCACTTGTTTTATATATGCGAGGGTAGCGTAATGTATAGTATTGGAACAATTGTATGCAAGATAATCAACGAGCCGCCGCGCAAGGGCGTATGGCAACTTATCGGGGCGGGGCGTACACCTGTCGGTGTAAAAGAAGGCAATACGCTTTTTAACACGCCGTTAAAAACCGGTGGTGCGGCTGATAAGATAATACCGTATCACGACCACACAATCGCGGGGATTTCCGGGGCTGTACATAATAAATCGGGAACATTACAAGGTGGACATAGCCGTAATTCAGGAGGGACGCCGAATGCCAGTACAGGCGCGGAAACTACTGGCCCGACCTACACAAATTACGAGGGTACTTCTGGTAATATTACAAACGCAAATTACCAGCCGTCGTATACCTGTTATTTCTTCGTGAGGGTAGAATAATGAAACACGACATCGGAACAATTATATATAGTCTGAAAGATGAACCGCCGAAGTATGGGGTCTGGGAACGTATAGCGGAGGGTAGGGTTCTGGTTGGTACGGATACGGGGAACCCGTTGTTGGATATACCTCAAAATACATTTGGGGTAGCCGATGGGATAGTCCCATACCACCGGCACGACATCACAAACCCCTCCAATCGATCATGGCACGCGTCCGGCTCCGGCACATTGCACGACGATATATGGAACTCGTTTGGGAGCTTGGTAAATCAAGCAACATCTACAGGGTATGCGGGAACTCCTGAAAACACGACAAATTCGAATTATGCCCCGTTTTATGCTGTCTATATATTTTTAAGAACGGCATAGATTACGAGGATCCTGAAAACAATCAATCCGGCGCGCTCACATGGGCGCGTCTTTTTTGCGCAATGAAAATTAAATAATAGGAGATTTTAAAATGCCAGAAAATATTATTAGCGATGAAGAGATCGCGATGATGGGGTCGGCGTTAGACGAGGGCTGGGAAACGCCTTTTGGGGGTGATGTGTGATGGGAAAGTCAGTTCTCGCGCAGTGGACGCCAACAAAGTCTTATTCAGCAGTTACAACCCGGAAAGAGGGTATATGCCTCCATCACTATGCGGCAGTCGGGGACAATCTCGCGCCCACCTTTAACAACCGCAATGTATCCGCGCATTACAGCGTCGGTAACAACGGGACAATCAGACAGTACGTGGATGACGATCAAACCGCATACGCTACTGGAACAACGCTTGGAAATGCGAAGTTTGTGAACATTGAGGTCAGTAACAGCGGGGGGCCCCCTGATTGGCCTGTGTCCGACCTTGTCATAAAGAAGGTGATTGATTTGATTGCAGAGATCGCGAAGCGCAAGGGAATTTACCCGCTCGTCCCTGGTCGGAATTTGAGGCAACACAAGCAGTTCGTGGCGACTTACTGCGCTGGGCGCGTCGGTGATGCTCTTGATGTAATCGCAAAGGAAGTCAATAGAATTATTGGAGCCAATGGCGGACCTCCATTTGTGTCGGACCCTCCAGGGGCATTGTCCTATCCGATTGTCCGCAAAGGATCGACAGGAGATTTCGTGCGGATTGTTCAACGGGCAGTCGGCGCGGTTGATGACGGGATCTTTGGCGGCAATACATACAAAGCCGTATGCAGATATCAGGCGACGCACAGGTTTGTGGTTGATGGCATTGTTGGACCTGTGACATGGACGGCCATACTTGGCAGCTGTAACGCGGACGATCATGGAGCGATGGTTTTGCCTGGTAGATCCAAGCCTGTCCTTCGGGTTGGTTCGCGCGGTTATGATGTAAAGGTCGTACAAAAAATCGTAGGGGTCGCCGATGACGGGGTTTTCGGCAACGTTACATCTGCGGCTGTCAAGGCATACCAACTTCGCAAGGGGCTTGTAGCTGACGGCGTAGTGGGGGAAAAGACCTGGGCGGCAATGGGATATCAGTAGAGGGAAAAGAAGGTAAATGTGATGAATAAAGAGCTAAAAGGTCTTGCATGTCTGAAATCCCACCGCTGGTGGGACGCTGCAGGGACAAGGGCATTGAAGACATTTGCTCAGGCGGCAGTAGGCGCGATGGTGGCCGAGTCCATCTGGCACATTGATATATGGGTATGTTTTGAATCAATACTTGTACCGACGATTGTGTCATTGCTCATGTCTCTTGCCGGGTTGCCAGAGGTGGATGAAGCTCCGAAATAGATAGGGCGCCGAAAATAGCGTATACTGTGCCGCAGGAGGAAGACAGATGGCTTTTTTGGAAGGTTGGTTCTATGTAAACAGGAAGGAACAGCAGCAGCGCTTAGACGACATGTCGGAGAAGATTTTCCAGTTTGGCGATGAGGCGCAGCGGCCGGCAGTAGTAAAAGTGCTGGGAGATTTGTATGGCAATGAGCGGCGCTTTTCGAGTCAGGACCAAATGTATGCGTTCATCTCGGCGAAGAACCAATATGTGCGGAATGTGAACGATGCTCGCGCTCAATTAAAAAAGCTCGGCTGGAAGGACGATGAGCGTATCCGTTTGATGATTGCGCTGCTGGAGCTTGACGGAGCGGCCGAGTCTCTCAATGCCTACCCGACAGCGGCAGACGTCCGCCGCCGCGCTGGGCTTGTGTGATAAGGAGCGCAGCCGGGCAGCCGCTATGCCCGTGGATGCGCGCTGTCGTACACATCCTTGATGCGGTTCTTTGAAACCGAAAGATAGGCCTGCGTCGCGATCGGGTCCTCGTGCCCCAGAAGTTCCTGTATAGACTTGAGGTCGGCGCCGTTTTGGATCATATGGACCGCGAATGAGTTGCGAAGGATCTGCGGCGTGATGTTCTTGTCGATACCCGCCTTTTCCGAATAGCTTTTCAGGATCTTCCAGAGCGCCTGGCGGGTGATTCGTTCCCCGTAGTAGTTCAGGAAGAGCGCTCCGTCGTCTTTTGGCCCGTGGACGTCTGAGCCGTTTGCCCGCCGGAAATGGGGCCTGATATCGTAGATATATTTTTCAAGCGCGGCACGTGCCGGCCGGCCAAGCGGAATGATGCGAGCTTTTCCGTGGGCGCCGTTGCATGACACAAAGCCCATTCTCAAATTGACGTCGTCTATGTTCACGAACATCAGCTCCGTTACCCGGAGGCCCGTGGCGTAGAGCATTTCGAGAATCGCGAGATCACGGCAGCCGATATCGTTTTCGAACGGCGCGGACAGCAAGCGGTCGATTTCCTCGATCGTCAGGTATTCGATTTCCTTCCGTTCGATGCGCGGCGAGCGGATACCGGTCGTCGGGTCCTCAGCGAACCCGCTCGTATCTATCATGAATTTGTAATATGCCCGAAGCGAAGCAAGCTTCCGGTTGACCGTCGCGGCGCTCATTCCGTCCTTCTTCAGCTTGAGCAGCCAGGCGGCAACATCTGATTTTGACGCGCTGTCTATGTCGTGTATGCCTTTTTCCTCAAGGAATCTTTGGAAGTCCGGCAAATCCCGCAAATAAGCGGAAACTGAATTTAACGAAAGCACTTTTGTGTGTAATAAATAATCCTTAAAATGACTAAGTTGAGTGTTCATCTCCCATACCGATTTTATTCTCTTTTGGCTCCCCTTAATACTTAAAAGTCTATGCATACACGCTTTTTTTAACTGAATTGGCGTGAAGATGACTTGTTCATTCAGTATACCCGTGAGCCTGCCATATTACAATATCGAAGTGAGAAAATAAAAGATTTTTTCAGTAAAATTTTACGTGAAATGCTCTTGTAAAAGAAAACCCGTTGACATGCTATATCTTGTGTGTGATAATCTCATACATACATCATAAATGGGTTTTGACCGTTTTTTGCTGGGGGGGAAGAGGAGTTCGAAATGTTCATACCAATTGAAAAGAGCGATGGGGCCGCCGTCCCCTTCGATGCGACTGCCACGGATAGGGTCTTTGAAACAAAGGACGAAAAATCAAGGGGCAAAGTGATGCTCATGTCAATTGAAAAACGGGACGGCCGGGTCGTCCCCTACGATATCTCAAAAATCGAAATTGCCCTGGAAAAGGCCATGAAAGCGGCAGGAAGATCTGACGCCGTATCTTGCTCCGCTCTGGCTGAAGACGTCGAAACACGCCTTGTAGAGCGGTATACGGACGCTATACCGGGCATAGAAGCCATCCAGGATATCGTCGAGGAAGTCCTGATGGACAAAGGCTTCCCGCGCGTGGCAAAGCTCTACCATGACTATCGTGTGGAACGTACGCGTGAACGTGAGAAGCGTACGAGCCTCATGAGAAAAATGAGCGAACTCGACCGCGAGGCCGCCGCGGAAAGCGATATGAAGCGCGACAACGCAAACATCGACGGCGATACCCCGATGGATACGATGCTCAAGTTTGGCTCGGAAAGCGCTAAAGATTATTATGAAAAATATATATTGACGCGCCAGCAGTCAGAAGCGCACAACCAGGGCGACATCCACATCCATGATTTCGACTTCTACACGCTGACGACGACGTGTTGCCAGATTGATATCAAGAAACTGTTTGACGGCGGATTTTCGACGGGGCACGGCCATTTGCGCGAGCCGAACAGCATACACAGCTACGCGGCGCTCGCCTGCATTGCGATCCAGTCGAACCAGAATGACCAACACGGCGGGCAAAGCATTCCGTTTTTTGACTACGGCCTGGCGCCGGGGGTGACAAAGACTTACAGGAAGCTGTATGTTTCAAACTTCATCAAGGCTGTGCGGCTGCTGATACCCGAATTTGAATCGGATGATGATGAAATCAAAGCGGTCTTTTCGCGTATCGAAGAGGAGAGCGGGCTGTTCCCGAAGCTTAGGATTGACCCTGACTATACGAAATTGGAGACAGAAACATTTGCCGCGCTTGGCATGGACGCTGATCTGCTCGAAAAGGTACACGGCTTTGCGGTGAAAACGGCGGGTACGGAGACCGACCGCGAAGTAAAGCAG